ATATACAGACGGACGATGCTATGTAGTGTTCGATGATAAAGCAATCAAAGTTATTGAAAAGTACAACCAATCTGTTAATGGTATGACCGAAATCATGAAAGATGGTGAACGCATTATCAGCATTTTCAAAACTGCTGATAGAAGTACATTCTTACACGAAATGGGGCATGTATTCTTTGATGATATACAAAAACTAGCATCTATGGAAAATGCACCTAAACAATTACTTGATGATTGGAATACGCTTAAAGAGTGGAGCGGTTGGGTTGATGGTGAAAACGTAGATAACACCAAAGCACATGAGAAATTCGCACGAGGTTGGGAAAGTTACTTGCGAAGTGGTGAAGCACCAACAAGTGCATTGCAAAGAGTATTCCGTCAATTCTCCAAATGGCTGACATACATTTATCGTAGCGTTCAACGATTAGGTGGTGAAGTACCAGCCGATATTAAAGATGTTATGGCACGTATGATCGCAACCCAAGAGGATATAGAGGCATACGCAGAGCAACAACAACTTGAACAGTTTGAGAAAACAGAACTCTATAAGCAATTATCCGAGCAAGACCAAGCACGTATGCAGTCCTACATTGCAGATGTTAAGGAAAAAGCAAAAGAACGTGTAATGCGTAAGTTGATGAAAGAACTTGATAATAGACCTATCAAGGAATGGGAAGAAGAAAAGGATGCAATACAAATCGAAATCGAAAAACGATTGATTGAGCAATATCCAATCTACAAAGAGCATCAACGATATAACGTGTTTGGTGAGGGTGCATTGAAAGATACACAGTACAATTCCATTGAAGAATTGGAGAAAGCGGAAGTGGAACAAGCTGGTGCTACATTTAACGATGCTATCAATCAAGAAATGGACAATGCGAAAGCAGAGTTTATGAGTGATAACAATTCAGGAAAAACCAACGAGCAAATCGCAGAAGAAATCTTGCTTAGTACACAAGGTCAAATGAGATTAACCGAAGAAGAAAGCAAGATTATTCAAAAGTCTACTAATCGTGAACTAGCGAAGAACTGGGAATTGTTAGAACGTATTCGTAAACTAGACCCTAACGCAGAAGCCATTGATACAGAATTAAGTGAAATCGAAAAAGAGGTTAAACCTACTAAGTACGATATTCTTAAATCTGATAAGAAAAAGGTAGATGCTGCTTTATCTGATACTACAAAACAGTTAGAAAAAGCAGAAGAACGTATCAAACGCTTACAGTATATGCTGAATAACCGCATCAATAATGTTCGTTCTATTCGTGGTGCTGGACTTGGTACTATTTCCGACTACATGAATAGAGCAAGAAAAGAATTAGGTGAACTGCCTATCTCTAATGCTATTCAGTTTAAAACATATCAAAATAAAGCAGTTACTGCTGGTAAGAAAGCAGATAGAGAATTGGCAATCGGTGATGTAGATAAAGCACTTGGCTTTAAACGTGAACAAATGCTACAACAAGCAAGGGCAAGAGTAGCGTTTGAAAACTTTGAAAAGTCCAAGAAGTTACGATTGAAATTGAAACAACAATTACAACGCATGACTAGACCTAAGAACCCTATTGCTATTGAACCTAATATGCGTTATTTCTACGCACATATGGCATACCAAATGGGTTTAACTAAGTACGATGGACTAGCACCTACAGATGGTTTTGATATGAACACAGTATTATCCGCACTTGATGTGGATGCACTCATTCTTAACCAACAATCTATGGTTCAGTTAGAACCTTGGATAGCTGAACTGTTCTACTCTAAAACACCTAAATCATTCAAATCAATTACAATGAACGAGTTGGAAACCTTAGAAGAACTCATGACTGGGATGTATAAAAACGGCAGAAATGAGTACGAGGGTACAACCATTTTGAACGATGAGGGTAAAAGCGTATCATTTGAAAATGCAGTACAAGAAATCATCGGTGAGGCTACTGAAACATTTGGTAGCGCAACTGGTGATGTATTCAACATTCTTAACAATCAATCTAAGACAGATGCAGTTGGTGGAAAGCTATATGGTTTCCATCTAGCATTAATGAAAGTTGAAACATTCCTAAGACGAATGGGTGGCGGTAAAAACGGCTTTGCAGTTAAATACATCTATGACCCTATCAGCCGTGCTACGCAAGCGTTCAATGAGCGTAAGGAAGTATCGATGCGTAGATTGGCGAAAGATGTAGGAATTTATTCCAAACGTGAATTATTCAATATGCGTAATGAACATCTATATACAGTTGGTAACTTGTACGGACTTACTAAAGAGCAATTAATCATGATTGCCCTTAACTGGGGTACTGAAAGCAATCGACAACGTGTAATGGAAACCACAAAAGCAAATGAGGTTGAAATTGAACGTGCGTTCCAAGAACACATGACTGATAAGGACTGGGAGTTTGTAATTCGTACATGGGATCATATCAATTCATTCTTTGAAGAACGTAGTAAGGTACAAGAGGAACTTTATGGAAACCCATTAAAGAAAGTAGAGGGTTTGACATTTACTATCGGTGGTAGAAATATTGAGGGGCAATATTTCCCTATCGTGTATAACCCTAAAGTAAATGCATCCGTAAGTGATAACCAAGTTGAAGATATTGCAAAAACTATGGTTAGTAGTAATGCAGTATGGGGAACTGGTATGAGTGCTACTAAATCACGTTTAGATGTGGTTAAAGATAAATCATTGTTGCTAGATTTTGATGTAATTCCTAATGCAATCACAGAGGCTATCAATCACGTTACTATGCGAAAAGCAGTAACCGATGTTAATAAGCTAATCAGTAACAGAGAATTGCAAAACTACATTGTTGATAAATTTGGTGCAGATACTTACCAATTCTTACGAACTTGGGTTCGTGATAACTGGCAAGATGAGGCAGCTAAAACAAACGATATAGACCGCTTAATTCTTACATTGAAGAAAAATACAACAACAGCTGTTATGGTTGGGCGTGTATCAGTTGCCTTGCAGAATGCGTTGAATATTCCAGTAGCGTTTTATCGAATAGGTATAGGCAATACTATTAGAGCGGTTAATCATGCTGGGTTAGGGTTCTATGGACATGGGACTACAACTTATAACAACACTAGAGATTTTGTATTGGAACAATCAATCTTCATGCGTGAGCGTGTACAAACTTTAGATAAGGACTTGAAACAAGGTTTATCGATTGCTGGTAAAGGCTTACGTTTAGGTGATACAAATGTAGGTGGTTATAAGGTAGAACAACTTGCAAATGTTCGAGATGATATAAACCAAATGGGGTTTAGATTACTAACGGAAACAGACTTTGCTTTATCAATTCCAGTATGGAAGTTTGCATATGATCAAAAGCAAGCGGAACTCATCGGTAAAGAGGGTGTAAGTCCTGAATGGATAGAACAACAATCTATCGATGCTGGCGATAGAGCAGTCCGAGATATATTTGGTAGTGGTGATACAAAGGATGCTGCTGCTATTCAACGTTCACGGTCTATATTTACTCAATTATTCGTTCCGTTCTATTCCTACGCTAACACCTTGTACAATATCATCACAGAGGGTAACTATGCACGGAAAGATAACGGTGATTATGCAAGGTTTGTTAAAATGCTATGGTGGTCATTGGTAGCTCCAGCAATAGGAATGATGGCTTACAAAGCTATGACGAATGGCGATGATGACAAACCAGAAGATTTAGCTAAGTCATTTATTGAAGAGCTAGTTTCACAAGGTACTATGGGTGTACCAATCATCCGTGATATGTCAAATATGGCTATGAAATATATTCTAGGTGAAAAGGTATTCAATAAAGGTAATAGCGTTATGGCTTTGAGTATCGTTGAGAAATTCTACGATTTAGGCAATGCAATTATGAGTGATAAAAAAGATGGTATCGATGTAGGCAGAAGTTTCAGTCAGTTAGCAAACAGGGCAACTGGGTTTAGTGATACTGTTACTGACGGCTTGTGGACATTAGCTAAATATGCGTTCACAGATACTGATGCAGCACTAGAAGATGTAATCATGGCTATAACATTTGACCGCAGATTAAAAACTAAAAAAGATAAAAAGAAGCATTGATAAATAAGGACTATCCATAATGGGGGTAGTCCTATTTATATACAACTGAAAGGGGATGTTAAATTGACACCAGAAGTACTAAAACCATCTGTAGTGTATCAATGTGATGGGATAAATAAGAAGTTTATTTTCCCATATGATTTTGTCCAAATCGAGGATATTAAACTAACTATCGTTGATGAAGATGGCACAGAGGCGGTACAAGTAGGTAACATCGATTATGATGAAAGCACCAAATCGGTAATTTACCCAGCGAATGGGGATGCACTAGCCGTAGGGCAAAAGGTTATACTTGAACGTAAAACACCAATCTCACAAGATATGGACTTGCCTGATGAATATCCATTCGAGAATATCGAACACGCAACGGATAAGATTATTCTTATCTTGCAAGAAATGAAAGCTGATTTAGATAGATCACTTAAAATTCGTGTAGATAGTGATAAGAATGCAAATGAAGTTGCGAAAGATATTGTTGAGCGTTCTGTAAAAGCAGCTAATGATGCAATGAATGCTATGAATGTAATTAGCGAAAAGTCAGATAAGATTAACGCTAATGCAGACATAATCAACCGATTGGGCGAAGAGATTAAAACGATAGCATCGACTGTTGATGATAAATTGGCAACGGCTAATACTGCACTAGATACATCCTCAACTAATGTTGCTACTGCAGAACGATTAGTGAGAGATGCCAAGGCTTACGCTGGTCAAACAACTGTTGATAAACGAGATATTAATAATCTTGTAGACCAAGCTAAGACCTTGAAAAATGACATCGATAATAAACAAACCTCTATTGCAAGTAATGCTATCAAGGCAACAGATGCAGCAAAACGTGCAGAAGTCGCAGCAAGTAAAGCGGAACAAATCGCTTTGCCTAATGGCGGTGGCTTAGTTACAAAAACCGAGGCTGATGCAAAATACCAAACTAAAGATAGTTTGTATGGCATCGTTTCTGTAAAAGACTTTGGAGCAGTTGGTGATGGTGTAACGGATGATACCGCAGCATTTAAACGTGCTAACGATAATCTTAAAAACAAGATATTATTAGTACCTAATGGCATCTACAAAATTAATGAACATCTAACTTTCAATACAGTTGATAGCGTAATGGATATGGGTACGTATAACAACGTGAAACCATTCTATCCTACTGAAACACCAATGTTAAAAGGTGCATCTAATATTGCATTTGTTAAGAACATTCAATATGGCGAAGAGGTCAACCAATGCCAAGGCTTTACCTACAACGATAAAAAGAATGTATTTGTGTTAGCTTGTATTAGTGGTGATGGTAACAACCAAATATTCTATGAACTCAATTCATCCACATTTGAGATTGTAGGTACGTATAAATTTAATGACCCTGATAAGATGGGGCATTGTAACACTATGTGCTACAACAAGTACACCAATAAGATTTATCTTGCTAATGGTTTAAAAAATGGTAACAACCTAACAGTACTTAATGCGGACACAATGCAATATGAACGTACTATCACATTGAATGAACGTGTATTTAATATTGGATATGACCCAATCACACGAACTTATGTTAGTATCGTACCTATTAGCGGTCAACAACGCTTGCGTGAAATCAACTTATACAATGATGATTTTAAGAAATTAAAAACTTACCAAGTCGATTGTGAATATGATGATTTTAATAACAATGGTGCTTTCATGTTGAATGGCTGCATCATGAGTGCAACGCTTGGTAGTTTGGTAGAATGTACACCATTTGGCACAGTTAAACAGATTATTGAAATCAATAGAACTACTGAAATCGAAGATATAGCTTATTACAACGGAAAATTCTATTTTGCAGTTTTAACAGAGAAACCAAACAAGCGACACCAAGTTGATATTTATGTTGGTGATCCGAACAAAGACTATCAAAACTCCATCAATACTGCACGATTGGCAACGCTTGATTACTTGAAACTAACAGGCGGTACATTAAACGGCGCACTTAAAATGGCTAATAACATTTTAATCGAGGGTTATAAACCTGATGGTCATGGTGTTGGTATGGCTAAGGTGTCTACCGCTGGTAACGTAGAACTTGGCGATAACTCCGTTAATACGTTTATTAAAGGTAAGGAATTTAAACACTATGATGGTACAGATAGTTTCACAGTACTTACTACCAAACATTACGGAACGGCTATTTATAAGAAAAAGGATGTAGACGATAACTTTGTTAAGAAAACCGAAGTAGACCAGTTAGGTTTTCCATATTCTAAAATTGAAACGGCAACAGATTGGAACACATTCACAGAACAAGGTGCTATTGAAATTAATTTTGATGGCGGTGATAATAACCCACCACGTAGCCACAAACAAGGGATGCTGATTGTAATGAATTTTGGCAAAGGTAAGATGATTGACCAAACTTTCCATGCGTTCAATGGTGAAACATACCACAGAATGTTTATGGCTGATAAATGGAAATCTTGGGGAAGAGTACAAACATCCTTAAATAGCCGATTGAAATTGTGGAGGGCTAATGGTGGAAATGAGGTGTATGTTGAATAATGCCTAACTTAAAAGTTAAGAAAGGAAACGATACGCTAACCTTTGGACTGACTGATAATTTGCGTGATGTAGGCGAAAAGCGACTACCAGTAGTTATTAATGGTAAAACATATTATGCACGATTGGGCGGTGATAAAACCGCCCTTATTGTGCAACGTACATCGAATGGTAGCAAGAGTTATGTTCAAACTAACCCTGTATTGTTTAATACATGGCGATGGGGAAAGGTACCTTATGACATTAGGGGTACAGAAAAAATGTTTGTGTACTTACCAAAAGGAAAGTATAGAGCGACTGTGCATGGTGGGTATGACAAAACTAATGAATTTACTATAGCTGCATCGCAAGATATTGAGGTTAATGTTTCTACAACAGGTAGAGATAATTTTTTAACAGATACTGTTTTCAATATAAATGGATGGAGAGATACTGTAAGTTTAACACGGCATCAATTTACTATAACTATTGAACGAATTGGGGAGTAAGAATGATTGAAGTTGTATTAGCACCTTTCATGGTTGAGGGGTTTAACGTAGCAGAGGCGGTGCGAATTTCACTAGCTATATTTACAAGTGTTGTATTGGTATTTGTTGATACATTCTTGCGTGTCTTAGTTGAGGCACGCAATTTTAATTTGGCTACTAATAGAGAATTAACTATCAAGAATATGTTCCTTGCGATTATATGGCGAGGATGGGCGAGTGTTGAAGTTAATGGTAAGCAACGCAGATTTTTAGTAAGCGGAAAACTACGAGCAGATATGACTAAAAAATTAGTTAAGTCTTATCCTTGGTTATTCCTCTTATCATTCATTCTCTTAACCTTGCCTGATGTGGATATTCCTATGTTAGGTCGCATTGATGTGTTCTTGTCTACATTGTTGTATTTAGTACCTATCATGGTTGAGTTAGCATCTATTGTGGAGAATATGATTGAACTAGAATTTGTAGAAAGTGCATGGTTTAAACGTGCGATGAAGTTGGTTAAAGAGTTGATAGCGTTCGTTAAATCAATAAAGGATGCGATTAAATGAAAATTCATTATGAAGATACTATAACCTTAGTGGCACTAGCAACCGCACTAATCATGACTATTTATCTTGAACAGAAAGATTTGGCAAGTGTAATAGTTGGTGTGTTAGGTGGTTATATCGGTGCTACTGGTGGTGTTAAGCGTTCCCAATATATGAAAGAACAAGAAGTAAAAAAGGAAGATACTGGGTGCTAATATTAGCACCCTCTTTTAGCAAAGGAGATATGAATATGAAAGTTGGTAAATATTTTGATGAAAGTGAATTTGCATGCAAATGTGGCAATCATGGATTTCATGAGGATGGTACACCTTGCCTAGACCATGTGATTGATAAACGATTAGTGGATTTGTTAGATGCAATTCGTGAACGCTTGGGCGTTCCTGTATATATTTTGAGTGGTTATCGTTGCCCTACTCATAATGCTGAAGTAGGCGGTGTATCTAATTCTCAACACGTTCTAGGCACGGCAGCAGATATTACATATGATGGGATTGATGTAGATTATCTAGCTAATTTAGCAGAAGAATGTGCAAGCGAAGTGTTAGGCGAGGGAATTGGCATTGGCAGATATTACTTCCAAGATTTCGTGCATGTAGATGTGCGTGGTTATGATGCTCGATGGAACGATTTAGACTAATTTTAATTAAACGAGGTGTAAGCCATGTTAATTAGTAAGTTGGTACAAACTATCAAGGAACACTACAAACTAGCCGTAGCGATTGCCCTATGCGTTTTTATCGCTATTGTAGGTGTAGTAATATATCATCACAAACAAAAAGAATTAGAAAAGCCTGTTATTGTTACACAAGAGCAGGCTGAATCACCTCAAGAATTATCAAAGGCAATTCATGTTACAGAAAAGGAAGCACAGGAAGTGATTTCCAAAAAGGAAAGAACTCAACCAATAGCGACATATTACACACAAGCACCGACAGTTGAAGTTGCAGCAGAACAGGTAAAACAGGATATTGCACATAGCAACACTAATGTACCTAAAGCAGCGATAGAAAAATCTGATAGAACCGCAGTAGTTGCTAACACCGATGAACAAAAAGTCGATGTATATAAAATCAATCTAAACAAAGGACACAAGATAAAAGCTGGTGTTACTTTGATAGATAATAAAGC